GATGGACCGCGACCAGGTGCAGTACCGTCGCTGGATCAACCTCGGGCTGATCGAGCCGACGGAAGGCAACATCATCGACCACAACGAGATCCAGGCGGCGATTCTCGAGGATGCCCGGATCTACGACATCGCCTCCATTGCCTATGACCCGTGGAATGCCACGCAGCTCGCGGTCGGGCTGAAGAACGACGGCATTGAGATGGCCGAGTTCGTGCAGGGCATCCGCAGCTACACCGCGCCGACGAAGGAGCTGGAGGTGTGGTTGCTGGCCAACAAGATCGACCACGGCGGCAACCCGGTGCTGCGCTGGATGGCGCTCAACATGCGCATCCAGGAGGACAAGAACCTGAACCGTATGCCGACGAAGCGGCTCAGCACAGGTCGCATCGACGGGGCAACGGCTCTCATAATGAGTATAGGCCGCGCAATGCTCGACGATCAGGCCGGGCTTGAGGACTTCCTGGCGCATCCGATTGTGGGGTGACCGATGTGGCGATGGCTGCAGCTGAAGGCGGTCACCACGATCGCGAAGGCGCTGGGGCTGACCGATCCGCGCCTGTACCACTATTTCGCCGGAGGTCCGACCTTCTCCGGCGAGACTGTCACGATCGACTCGTCACTGCAGATCGATACCGTCTTTTCGTGCGTCCGGCTGATTGCGCAGACGATCGCGACCCTCCCTCTGCAGGTCTATCGCACGCTCCCTGACGGCCGCGGCGAGCTGGAGCGCGATCACCGTCTCTACCCGCTGCTGCACGACCAGCCGAACGCCGACATGACGGCGGTCACCTTCCTGATCGCGATGTTCGCGTGCCTGCTGCTGTGGGGTAATGCCTACGCGGCGATTGAGCGGCGCAAGGATGGTTCGGTGATCAGCATGACGCCGCTGCTGCCGTCTCGGCTGCAGGTGACGCGGAACCAGGACGGTTCGCTGAAGTACCACTACTCGTGGATGAACGTGAGCGAGGACTTCAGTGAGGACCAGATCTTCCACCTCAAGGGCTTCTCGCTCGACGGCATCGTAGGCCTCTCCCCGGTCGCGCAGGCGCGCGAGCAGCTGGGCATGGCCTGGGCGGCGGAGAAGTCGGCCGGCTCGTTCTTCCGCAACGGCATGAGACCCAGCGCCGTGCTGACGGCGCCGACCTACCTGAACGACACACAGCGCAACCGGTTCGGCGAGAGCTTCGTCAAGGACATCAGCGGCGCCATCAACTCCGGCAAGCTCGCGCTGCTTGAGGGCGGCTGGACGATCAGCACGATCGGGATGAATCCCGACGATGCGCAGCTGCTCGCGACCCGCGCGTTCAGTGTGGAGACTATCTGCAGGTGGTTCGGCGTGTCGCCGGTGATGGTCGGCCACATGGAGAAGACGACCGCCTGGGGAACTGGCCTAGAACAGATGAATCTCTGGTTCCTGACCTACACGCTGCGGCCTCTGCTGGCGGCATTTGAGCAGGAGGTCCGGCGCACGCTGATGACCCCGGCCGATCGCATCCTCTACTACGTCCAGTTCAACGTCGATGGCCTGCTGCGCGCCGACAGCGAGAAGCGCGCCGCCACGATGAAGTCCTATGTCGATGCGGGCATCAACACCCCGAACGAGATGCGGGCCAAGAACAACGACCCGCCGCTGCCTGGTGGCGATCAGCTCACCATGTCGGCCGACGTATGCCGCTCGAAACACTGGGCCAGCAGCCCGCTCCCACGGATCCGGCTCGGCAGACGGACCCGAACACCCCACCAGCGCCGAAGCCGACGCTGCATTAAGGGAACTGCCACATGATGCGCGAGATCTTCGCGGCTGCCGCCGAGCTGAAGTTCGTCGGCGACCCTGCCGCTGGCCAGATCGAGGGCTATGCGACCGTCTGGAACGTCATCGACCGCCATGGCGATTCGATCGTCCCTGGTGCCTTCGATGCCACCCTCGCCGAGCACAAGGCCAACGGCACGATGCCGGGGATGTATGGCGAGCACAGCTACTTCATGTTTGGCGGCGATCCCTATCCGGTCGGCGAGTGGACCGAGATGGAGCCGGACACCAAGGGCCTGCACGTCAAGGGCAACCTGATCGCGCTGGAGCACCCCGACGTCGCGCGTCTGCACAAGCTACTGCAGAAGAAGGTGCTGAAGGGCCTGTCGATCGCGTGGAGCGGGCGCGGGGATGGCGTCGAGCGCAACAAGAAGGCCGCCGCCGGCGAGCCGAAGCGGTATCTGCGCTCCATCGACCTGTTCTCCGTCGATCCGGTGCGTGATCCGGCGAACCGTCTTGCCAGCGTCGAGGCCGTGAAGGCGATGATGTCGATGCCGAACACCGCGGCCGCGGCCGAAAGCTTGGTGCACGCGCACGAAATGTGCCTCGCCTGCATGGGCGGCGGCGACGCGCCGACGACGGACGAGCGCAACCAGATCACCGGCCACATCAGGACGGCCTACAAGCACATCACCGGCAACGACATGCCCACATCGACGAAGTCGAAGCCGGGCACCATTCGCGAGTTGGAGCGATCCCTGCGGGAGCTGGGCTTCTCGAACTCCGAAGCGCGCTCCATCGCGGAGCGCGGTTTCAAGACTGCCACTCCTCGGGATGAGGACGAAGCGGCTGCGAGGCTGAAGGCACTCGGCGAACTACGCGGTGCCCTCAGCGGCTTCACCCTTCCAAAACTAGGAGACTGACCATGCCCGATGGTGGCGACATCCCGACCGAAGCTGAACTGAAGAAGCTCAGCATCGACCTCAAGGACGCGACCGACAACGTCAAGAAGTTCGCCGAGGAAGCGAACAAGGAGATCAAGAACCTCGGCAAGATGAACGAGGCGACGAAGGCCGACGCCGACAAGGCGCTGTCCACGATGAACGAGATCAGCCAGCGGTTGACCGAGATCGAGCATAAGGTCTCGCGTCGCGGCAGCGGCGATCAACCGCCCGACCTCAAGAGCCTCGGCCAGCACGTCATCGAGAACGAGCAGGTCAAGGCGCTGTGCGCGTCGAAGTCCGGCCAGGCGCGCATCACCATCGAACTGAAGGACCTGTTCAGCGGCACGGGGCTGTGGGGAACGGGTCTATCGCCGACTAGTTCCCTGGTGATCGCCGATCGTCAGCCGATCGTCATGCCGCCGATGCGCCAGCTGGTCGTGCGCGATCTGATCACACCGGGCACGACGAACAGCAATGCGATCGAATATCCCGTGGAGACTTCGGATCCCGCCGCGACCAGCGCCTCGGTCGTGTCGGAAGGCGCACTCAAGCCCAAGACGGACATCCAGTTCGATCTGCGCTCGGTGCCGGTGCGCACCATCGCGCACAGGACCAAGGCCTCGCGGCAGATCATGGACGATGCGCCGCAGCTGCAGAGCTATGTCGATGGCCGGCTGCGCTATGGCTTGAAGTACGTTGAGGAGAACGAGCTGCTGTACGGCGATGGCACCGGGCAGCACCTGTTGGGCATCATCCCGCAGGCGAGTCCCTACTCTGCCGCGTTTGCCCCGAGTAACCCTCAGGCCATCGACACGCTGCGGCTGGCTTCGCTGCAGGCCACCCTCGCGCTCTATCCGGCCTCTGGCTACGTGCTGCACCCGACCGACTGGGCGAAGATCGAGCTGACCAAGGATGGGATGCAGCGCTACCTCGTGGGCGATCCCCAGAACCAGATCGCCAAGCGGCTGTGGACTCTACCAGTGGTCGACACGCCGGCGATGATCGTTGGCCACTTCCTCACCGGTGCGTTCCAGTTGGGCGCGCAGATCTTCGACCGGCTCTCGATCGAGGTGATGATCTCCACCGAGGACGAGGACAACTTCTCCCGCAACATGATCACGATACGCTGCGAGGAACGGCTGGCGCTCTGCGTCTATCGGCCGCAGGCGTTCATCTACGGCACGCTGCCGTAAATGCTGCTGGAAGCCCTGAGGGCCTGGTGGAACCCAGATCACGAAGGGCAGGTTTCACCGGGCCAGCGCTTCGAGGCGAGCGAGCATCGCGCGAGGGAGCTGGTCCGGGCGGGACTGGCAGTTGCAGTGGTGGACGAGGCAACGAAGATCAAGGTGGTCGCCGATCCGAAGAAGCCACCGCCGCGGCGCCGTTAGGCGGCTTTCAGGCTTACCTGCGCGAGGTCGAGGCCCAGCTGGGGCGACCCGTCACCTATTGGGAAAAAATGCGCGTGAGGAACAGCTACTCACGCAATGCCTCGCCTGAAAGCCTCGTGGCGCTGATCGTTTCTGGCCGATGGCGATGAAGCCACCGCTACTGATCCAGGCGCCCTGGGGTTTGGGCGACGCCATCTACATCCGGCCAGCCATCGCCGATACCGCGCGCCTGCGGACCGTGTTCCTGGAGACGCCATGGCCCGAGCTCTACGAGGACCTGCCCCTGCACTTCGTGCGTGGGGAGAAGGGACTGCGGCTGCAGATGCGCAATGTGCGGCGGCAGCCGGAGTCACGCTGGGTCGAGCCGCCACATGACATCCCGAAGGTGGCGCTCGGCTATGGCCCCATCGAGCTTGAGACACGAAACGTATTCGCGGCGATGGCCGTCAAGCTGCCGGTACGTCTGGGCAGATCGCCAGTGTGGGATCTACCGGCGCTTGGCGAGTGTCCGTTCGATACAGGGGGCGCGCCGCTGGCGCTGATCCGCCCGGTGCTGCGGCGGCTGGAGTGGGACAACGAGGCGAGGAACCCGAAAGCCGAGTATGTCGCTGAGATTGCCGGCGACCTGAAAGACCGCGGCTTCGCTGTCGTCGTGGTGTGCGACATCCAGACCGACCGCGAGCTGCTGGATCACGGCATCATGCCGCCACACAACCTCGCGCTGACGCATGGCGAGCTGAACACCCGTCAGCTGCTCGCGACAGTGCGCGATGCCGCCGTGGTGGTCGGAGGCGTTGGCTGGATCGTCCCGGCGGCAATCGCGTTGCACACGCCGACCTTCATCGTGCTCGGCGGCAATGGCGGGATGAACGCCCCCAGGGTGCTGCTGGATCCCCGCATGAAAGTCGACCGGATCGGCTTCGCCATACCAAAGGACTTCTGTCGATGCATGGACATGCACCACTCGTGCAACAAGACCATCCCGAATTTGCAAGCGCAGTGGACGCGCTGGTGTCGCTGCCTCGACTCTGGGACTGCGCCGATGCTCCGCGCAGCCTGATCTGGCTGGAGGAATTCGGCTTCGGCTACTACCCGGTCGATCAGTCGGCCGCGCCCTACGACGAGGCGTACTTCGCGAAGTACGAGGGCTATGCCAAGACGACCATGGGGTTCGCGCTCAGCATTGCCCGCACCAGGCTCATAGAGCGCCACTG